ACCTTGGGCGGATCAGGACCAAACGGTGGATACGTCATGCAAGCAGGTGATACCCCATCGACTTCAGCAGATACAGGCTGGTATGACACAACAGATTGTACGTAAAATATACGTTCAATCCTAACCTATTGATATTTATATACATGACTTAGAGTTACCATTTTTGGAACATTATGGATAATATAAACCTTTTACAAGAAGCATTATCACTTCCCAACACCGAACTTCCCCATTTGAAGGCATTGCGGGTTGCGGTAAATAGTGATGTACCTCTCGATGTCAATTTTCTGGCCCAACAATCACTTCTGTCTATTATACAAGATTATAATACCAAAGTGACGGAAATGGGGCTGGGGGAATCGTGCATTGTCAAACCCACTGACACGACCAAAACCATCAGAAAACGGTGCAAGAAAGCATTCCGTCACGGATTGAAACATTATCCCATGCGATATGTCTATGCCGTATCGGGATCGCCATTAGCAAGTGGGTTGGGTGAAGAAAACAATCCATACGATTCACCAGACACAAATATCAAAACATTTACCGGTCAATTTAAACGTGATACTCGTAAAATTAAGAAACCACTCACGTTAAAATTGGTTGATCCTGAATCTGGATTGGAACGTGACGAAGATGATTTTGAAATGGTTGAAGGTGAAACCAGCACCGAACGCGTCCGTAAATACTACAAACGTCATCCTGAAAAGGTACGCAAGTATCTTCGGGATACCGTCAAGGATCGTGTCGCACGCAATCGGGATCGTCGTAAAGCAATTGAAAAACATGGAAAAGAAAAAATGAAAAATCACGATGTACACCATCCGAATGGTGCACAAAATGGAAATTGGAAACTTGCGAAGAAGGATCATGGTCGGGATAAACTAAAAGAAAATTATTCATTTGAACACATTACCACGACTATTCAAGACTTCGTTGGATATGCTACAGATCAATTAAAACTCAATCAACCTCCATACGTCCGTATCATGGAACCCGATGCGTCCACAACCAGTTTGGGTGGATACAATCCATTGAGTAAAGAAATTATCGTCATTACCAAAGGACGTTTGCTTGCGGATATTCTTCGCACGATTGCTCACGAAATGGCGCATCGTAAACAAGATGAATTGGGATACATCGTCAACATCGAAGAAGACGGTGCAACAGGATCGCCGGTGGAAAATAACGCAAATATCATCGCCGGCATTCTGCTTCGTCAATATGGAAGAAAAAATCGTCACATCTTCCTTTCCGAAAATACGTTATTAACGGAAGGTGGTGCCGCAGGACATCTTGCACACCCATTTGAAGATCCTGATCTAACGTTTGCAGACATGAAAGAAATGATTGACCGTGGATTGGTCGGTGGATTGGATCAAGAAGGTCCAGTCACCGAAAAACTGGACGGTCAAAATATTTCATTTAGTATACGTGATGGTCAGATTGTGTTTGCCCGCAATAAGGGACACGTAAAAAATCGTGGTCAAAACGCATTAGATGTCGCAGGTATTCGTCAAATGTTTGCGGGTCGCGGTAACATTGAAAAAGCATTTACCACCGCAGCAGAAGACCTTCAGGCCGCAATTGACAAGTTATCACCAGAACAACGTCAAGAAATGTTTGGTGATGGATCACGATTCATGAGCGCAGAAATCATTCTTCCAGACACGGAAAACGTTATTCCGTATGGAAAGAGTGTATTGGTCATGCATGGTACGATTGAATATGATGAGAGTGGTGAAGAAATCGGTCGTCAACCAGAAGCAGGACAAACGCTATCAGATGCAATTACTACGGTTGGTGCAGATAAACAAAAAACATATGGTATTGAGGGTCCACGGACTATTGCGTTCAATGAAGGTGAAGCAGAAAAATACAAGGAACACGCAGAAAAATATAAAACGACTCTTGATCGTCTTGTATCTGAGTATGGATTGGACGAGGACGCAACACTTGCAGACTACCGCAGAAAGTGGTGGGAACAACGACTTATTCAAATTTCCCAACAAACAGGAATTGAGTTTACCAAGGATGAATTTGAAGGATTAATTAGTCGTTGGGCTGACGGAGACAAAAAGTTCGGCGTCAAAGATATTGAAGACCCAGAAAAGAAAAAATGGTTCAGAGAGTTTGAAAAAACTGAATTACAGGCTGCACAAAAAGAAATGATTCGTCCTGTAGAAACTACTTTCTTGCGGGTTGGGGCAGATGCTATTCGTCGAACGACCAATACTCTTGGGGCAAACAATCCTGAAGCCGCCGTTCGTCTTCGTCAAGATGTGTTGAAAGCAATCAAGGCAATTCAAGACACCAAAGACCCAGACAAAATTGCAAAATTGCAACGGGAAATGGAACGGCTACAGTCCATTGGCATGGATCAAATTGTGCCGTCTGAAGGTGTGGTTTTCATGTATAATGGAAAACCCTATAAGTTTACTGGAACATTTGCACCAGTTAATCAAATACTAGGCACGTTCAAGTTTGGAATGGCACCAAAAGAAGAACCAACGAAAGAGGAACCAAAAGAAACACCATCTACCCAACAACCGCAAGAAAAGAAACCCGAACAACCTCAGGAACCACCAAAACCTCGTCGTACTGTAGCAATCTTTACGGGACGATTCCAACCATTTCACGCTGGACACTATAGTATCTATCAATCGATGGTAGAAAAATTTGGTAAAGAAAATGTGTATATTGCATCCAGTGATGCCACCGATGCAGTACGCTCTCCGTTTGGATTCAACGAAAAGAAAGACATGATCACCAGAATGTTTGGTGTACCAGAAGATATGGTGGTACAAGTCAAGAATCCATATGCTCCTAAAGAAATTCTTTCCAAACTTCCTGAAGATACGGTCTATGTGACCGCGGTCAGTCAAAAAGACGCAGATCGTTTGGGTGGTGGAAAATACTTTAGTAGTTTGGAAGATACTCCTGAAGAAGAACGCAAAGGATATAAAGATGGTGGATATGTCATGGTTGCTCCAGAAATGCAACTTGATATAGATGGAAGAAACATTAGTGGAACACAACTCCGTGCTATATTTGGTGATCCAAAAATTACAGAACGTGCAAAGAAAGAAATTTTTACTAAAGTATATGGTAAATTTGATGAAGATGTGTTTCAAAAGATCGTTAAAGTTACTACTAAATCTGAAGAAGCTAAACAGTTAACTGCGCAATACGGCGGCAAAGCGCCAAAGAAAGCTGTGAAAAAAGAACCATCGGTAGAAAAACCAACACCAAAAACACCAACGGAACAACCAACGGATGATGTTGCTGCAGCACGATCTGTGTTAACACAAAAAATCAAGAATCAAAAAACAGGACGAGAAATTTTAGTTGCAACGGCACTGAAATATCCAGAAGATGCTCCTGTTCGTAAAGCAGCAGAACGATTGGTTCAACAAGCCATTGCAAAATCTCGTCGGGGAAAAAAGAAACAAGAAGTTATTTCAGAAGCAATTGATTCTGATAAACTCAAGGTATATCTCCATGTTCGAGATTTTACCGATGAAGAGCTGGCAGAAGAAGTTGAAGAATATTTTGATAACGAAAAGACGTTCCGAGCGTTCCCCGACCTTGCGGAAGACCGAAAACAATTAATTAAAATGATCAAGGATGCTGATGAGGAAGTCTTGACTACCGACGAATTATTACAATTGACAAATAGTGATGTTGGTGATATATTAAAGAGTGATAATCCAAAACAATTATTGGTTAAAATTGCGAAGGAAAACCAAAAAGATCTTCCCCGCCTGAAGAAAGCATTGTCGGGGAAACAAGACCTTCCGATGCCGATTGTCATCAAACATCCTGACGGATATTATCTCATGGCAGGCAATACACGATTGTCACTGCTTGCCGTGAAAGGATATACCATACCCGTCAAGGTGTTGGTGTACGACAAACCTGCTCTCCTTGCGCCGGTCACCGCTCCACCACAAAAACCGGAGGCACGACAAAATAAAGCTAAGGAAATGTTCGAAAAACTCCTCAAAATGCGTGTTCGAAACCCCGAGACGAATAACTATATTAAGATCGACACGGCAATGGATTACAACAAACAACACCCGGCACACAAACTTGCGATGAATACGATTCGTCAACATATGCGAGGATTGTCAAATCGTGCGGGGGTACCAAAAAATAGACGAGATTAACTTAACGAGGTTATTATGGATCAGACTCCAATTAATGATGTACGTAGAAAAATAAACGAAGTGATGAAAAAAACTGATGAACGCATTGTTGTAGGTTGGCGTCCTGATTCAGTAAAACGAAAAGAAGGTGATACGTGGACAGATGCCGATGGTCGTGAATGGACAGTCAAGAACGGGGTAACTCAAAATATTACCAAACTTGATGGAGCAAAAACGCCGTGGTTTTGTCCAAAATGTGAAAAGGCAATGAACCACAAACTTGATATCAAGTTCTGGCGTCTCCGTGGACATTGTTTTGATTGCAACATCAATGCAGAAGCGGAAATTCGTCGTCAAGGAAAGTGGGAAGAATACGAAGAAAGTATCATGAAAGCAAATTATGTTGCATTTCTGAAAGACAAAATTCAAGAATTACAACATTATTATGACACTGCATCGGCACCAGAAATTGTACACTCCGATGGCGAAAAAATTTTGATGATTGAAAAGTGGCACGTAAACATTGATAAACTTCGTGATGATCTCATGAAAGACATCACAGAACTCAAGGAACTGCTTCGCAAAGCAGAAGAGGACGGAATTTATGGATCTCACAACCCTGAAGAATCTCAGTAATAATACCAAATGGTTACTATTGATGATTGTTATTTTTGGGGGATCATATCTCGCTGGAGCACAATCTAAAAAATCTTCTATTGAAGAATGGCGAGATAAGTACAAAAAATATTATGAAGAAGCACAAAATACCAAAAAAGTTGCGGATTCATTAAAAACCGCATCGGACTCACTACTGTATCTTGCACAATCTAAAGATGCTAAAATTGACAGTTTACGGTCAAACGCAGACCGTCTTGGTAGAGATCGTGCTGGTTTGGGACGCGAACTGGATCAACTTGAGGGGCAATTAGAAACTATTGGGTCGCTGACCCCATCAATTGATTCAATAACAGATACCAGTACCGCAAATCGCATTCGGGTTGCTATTTCTACCCGAGACACGATTATCGATAAACAAAAGGTCAGTTTAGCAAAAGCAGATAGTCAACTTGTCTCATTAAATGATGCATTTAATCAGCAAAAAGAAAAGGTGGGGTTGTTAACGCACTCACTTCGGTTGTCAAATGAACGTGGTGATAGTTTACAAGTAGTCGTAGATAATCTTCCAAAAACACCAAAGAATCCCAATAAATTTTTAGGATTCATTCCATTACCAAGTCGAACGACTGTCGCAGTTGTCTCACTTGCCGCAGGAACGTATATAGGAACACAACTGAAAAAATAAGGGTTTATGGCACAAACTGATATCAAAGAGTTAATTAAACAAGAGTATAAAAAGTGCGCACTGAGTGCGGAATACTTTTTGAGTAAATATTCCTACATTCAACACCCGATTCGTGGTCGGGTGTTGTTTGACTTGTATGGGTACCAGAAAAATACTCTTCGTGAATTTGACGAATATGATTATAACATCGTTCTCAAGGGACGGCAAATCGGTATCTCCACACTTGTCGCAGGTTATTCGTTGTGGTTGATGTTATTTCATTCTGACAAAAATATTTTGGTCATCGCAACCAAACAAGAAACCGCAAAAAACCTTGTGACCAAAGTTCGATATATGCATGCCAATCTTCCCGTTTGGTTACGGGGAAACATGATTGAAGACAATAAATTGTCCATGCGGTTTTCCAACGGGTCACAGATCAAAGCAGTCGCACGAAGTAAAGACGCCGGACGTTCTGAAGCATTGTCACTCTTGATTCTTGACGAAGCGGCATTCATTGATGATGCAGATGACATTTGGACGGCAGCACAAGCTACGTTGTCCACGGGTGGTAAAGCAATTCTGTTGTCAACACCAAACGGCGTAGGTAACTTCTTTCACAAAATGTGGCAAGCAGCAGAAACCAAAACCAACAACTTTCATCCCGTGCTGTTAGACTGGCGGGTTCACCCAGAACGTGATCAAGAATGGCGTGACCGTCAAACAGAAATCCTTGGTGAAATGCAAGCAAGTCAGGAACATGATGCGTCATTCATCTTTTCAGGCAATACTGTTATCAGTCCAGAAATTATTGAGTTCTATCGTAAAACACATTTGAAGGAACCGATCTCGAAACAAGGATTTGACGGCAATCTTTGGGTCTGGGAATATCCAATTATTGGAAAGACGTACATTGTTTCCGCTGACGTTGCCCGTGGGGATGGAGAAGACTATTCCACCCTCCATGTGATTGATAGTGAACGATCCCTTCAAGTAGCAGAGTACAAGGGAAAAATACCCACTAAGGAATTTGGGAATCTCATGGTGTCGGTTGCCACCGAATATAATGATGCACTATTAATACCCGATAATTCATCGATTGGGTGGAGTGCGATTCAACAAGTTATTGATCGGGGATATAAAAATCTATTTTATATGTCCTCAGACTTACAATATGTGGACGTAGAGCACCAAATAACGAACCGCAGTATCATGTCCGAACGAAACCTCAAGCCGGGGTTTACGGTGTCTATGCGGACACGCCCGCTCGTTATAGCTAAGTTGGAAGAGTATATGCGGGAAAACGCTATCACGGTTCAATCCTCACGAACTATAACGGAATTTGAGACATTTATTTGGAAAAATGGGAAGGCTGAGGCATTATCAGGTTATAATGACGATTTGGTATTTGCGTTGGGCATCGGGTTATGGGTTCGAGATACCGCACTTCGATTACGTCAACAGGGTATTGAACTTACAAAGTTTGCATTAGAAAGAGCCTCATATAACACCATTCCCATTGCAATTAAACAAGGAATTCAAGACAATCCATATGATATGCCCGTTGGGGGAAACCAGACGGAAGATATTCGATGGTTATTGTGATAGTTTTAAAGGTATTACCAAAATAGGTTATATTTATATATTGATAGAGTTTATCCAATTTTGGAGAACAGTATGAAACGTAGTGAATTAGAGCAAATTATTCGGGAAGAATTGGAAAAAGCATTACAAGAACGTGCTGAACTATCCGAAAAATCCGTTCCTGAACCATACAATCGTAATTCCCCACCGCGTAGACCAATGACAAAGGCTCAAATTAAAGAACGCGACAAGATTGGTAAAGCAATGGAAAAAAATCCAGATACCGTCAAGCGGTTTAAGAATAAATTTGAAAGTGAATGGCGTGATTATTTGTGGGCATCAGCAACCAGCAAAGTCTTGGGACGGAGATAAACAATGATTCGATTAATGGGATTGGTAAGCCTTCAACCTGTTGGCTCACTTAAAAATGAAGCAGAATTGACTGCTGCACAAAAACACCTTGACGTTGATAAAGATGGTAAGATTGAAGGTGAAGATCTCGCTAAACTTCGTGCATCAAAAAACGAAACACACGGTGAAGATCATGAAGTGTCAATGGCTCACAGTGCATTAGATGATATTATCAAGAACGCTACTGAATTAAAAGCTAAATTAGGCGGAGAAGAAAAGAATATTCCGGCATGGATTCAAGATCATATCTCTCAAGCACAAAACTTCATTTCTCAAGCATCAACTAATTACCACGAATATGAATCTCCCGCACCATCGGCAGAGGGTATGTGTGAAGGTGAAGGATGTGAAGAACAAGTTAACGAAAAGGCACCGGAAGGTTGGGAAGGTACTGTCAAGGCCATGAAGAAACATCCTGAAATTGACAACCCGTGGGCACTTGCACAATACATGAAGAAAAAGGGATATAAATCCCACAAGGGAGAATAACCGTGTCCGCCGTTAGTGCCAAGTTCCTTTCGACGTTGTTTGGTAGTCGGACCCAAGCACATATCTTTCACCTACAAACAGAATCGTTTGCCGCACACAAGGCGTTGAACGAATATTATGATGAAATCGTTGACCTTGTAGATAGTTACGCAGAAACGTGTCAGGGCCGGCATGGTATCATTCGTGGATATCAAGCCACCACGCAAATTTTCGAAGATGATTCTGTAATAAAATATTTTATGGGGTTACAAACCTTTGTGGATAATATTCGTACCCAACTTCCACAAGATGGTGACTTGAACAACATTGTTGATGAAATTGCTGGATTAATCAATAGCACCATTTACAAGTTACGGTTCTTGAAGTAATCACCCTTTTTGGAGGACAGATCATGTCACTCGAAACTGTAAAGGCATTTCTTGCAGCACGTTGGACTGAAGTTCTTGCTACCCCACTTTGGATCAAGGTAGCACTCGCAGTACTCGTATTGAAAATTCTCTTTTAAATTCATACCTTCTACCAGATTGAACCAGATGCGCTATAAAGACTTTTTCAAAGAGTATACGGGAGATACCTTCGGGGCACCGCAATCAGACTTTGATACGTATGGCACATCTGGTTCGGTAGAAGATGATGCAGAACGGATTGAGCGGGATCGTTTAGCAGAACGCATTTCTGCGTTATTTGAAAAAAACATTCCGACAAGTCCTGATAAATGGGTCAAGGCAAAAGCCGCAGCCCGTTCCAAGTTCAAGGTGTATCCGTCCGCCTACGCCAATCTCTGGGCAGCAAAGAAGTATAAGAGTATGGGTGGTGGATGGAAAAAAGGAAAGAAATGATCCGTTTGATGGATATCATTCTTGACGAAGAATACAAAACGAAGGGTAACCTTGGTAAATGGCTCCGTCAGAAGTGGGTGGATATTTCTCGTAAAGACCCCAAGACAGGAAAACATCCTCCGTGTGGGGCATCGGCGGGAAAGAAGGAACGAAAAGGTGGTTCAGCAAAATATCCTAAGTGTCGTCCCGCACGTTCGGCGGCAGCAATGAGTAAAGGTGAAAAACGATCCGCCGTAACCAGAAAACGAAAAGCAGGCAATCCCGGTGGAAAACCAACGATGGTCGCAACATTTAAACGGAGTAAATGATAATGTATTTCCTTACTGAACTAACATGGCCGCAATTTAAGCAATTACCACACATTAAAAAACTGGATTCGTACCAACAACAGATTCGGTATCATCAATATTTAAATGAAATTGCACAACAAAATGCAATAATGTATGCTCAACATAATATGGGTAGTCCGGGTGGTGGTCATGAACCTACCCCAACCCCATCAGTGACGCCGAGTATTAGCGCAACCCCAAGTGTCACGCCATCAATTAGTATAACTCCATCAGTAACGCCAAGTGTCACACCAAGTATTTCAATCAGTCCAAGTATCACACCGTCAGTAACGCCAAGTATTAGTGTTACTCCTTCGGTTACTCCAAGTCCAAGTGGCGTTTAATTAGAGAAGTATTATGGATACGATCAACGAAGTGTGTTGGGAAGGCTATAAACAAGTCGGGATGAAGGAAAAGGACGGAAAACAAGTTCCCAACTGTGTTCCCATCAACGAAAATGAATTGTATGAGATGGATTTCTGCCCGGCTTGTCTCGCAGAATATATTATCCGCAAGAAACTCGCTGGACAATTGGACGAAGCAGAATATCGGGGTCGTATGGTTCAACTTGGTAAACCGACTCGTGGGGACGTAAAAAAATATAAAGTATTTGTTAAAGACCCCAAAACAGGTAATGTAGTAAAAGTTAACTTTGGTGATCCAAATCTATCAATTAAACGAGATGATCCCGCTCGTCGTAGAAATTTTAGAGCACGACATCGTTGCCATACAGCTAAGGATAGAACAACGCCAAGATATTGGTCATGTCGTTTTTGGTCAAAAAAACCAGTAAGCAAAATTCTCAGAGGAAAATAGTTAAATGGTAGATCGCCTATGAGCAAACACCATAAGCGTGTCCGTATAAAGTATCGTGAATTGTATGAAGCGCATTATGGAGAAATACCTGAAGGTTATCAAATTCATCACATTGATGGGAACCCGTATAACAACGACATTTCAAACTTGATGGCAGTGTCACCCGATGATCATGTGAAACTGCACGACTACCAGAAGAAACATCATGTTAAGACTAAAAGACCTGTTGGGCGAAGGAAACACCCCTACAAAAACATCAAAAAACGAGGTTCCCTACAAAAGCGGAGATACCTATATAAGTCGGGAAGAGGCATTAAAAATTCACGACCAAATGGGGTATAACTTTGATCCTGACGAATTTGTCACGGGTATAAATGTTGAACTGGAACACCAAGATGTGACCGATGGAAGTTTAGTGAAAACTGCAATGATTGCTGCGGCACATCTGAACGAAGTCCCCAATTATTACACCTTATTACAGAAGTATGTGGAGAAAAAACAATGAAACGTGAAAAAGTCAAATCACTCGTTCGTGAGATTTTAAAGACTATTAATGAACGGAGTAAAGAAGCAAAAGCAAGAGCCGACAAAGCTGCTATGCAAACAGGAACAGATCAATATTCTTCAAGATTCCTAGCACAAAATCCTCTATCACCAAGAGATCTTAAAACCGTGGGTAGAGGAGTGCAAAAAGGTGCAGGAACAGCAACAATGCCGGGTACGCCAGCAAGACCGGGTGGTGGTCCTAAACGTGATATGACTGCAATGATGAGTGATCCGTTGCAACACAGACAAGCATATCAACAAGGTAAAACTTCAATTCCCGGACCACAAATTGGAGGAAGTGCAGCATTTGGTGGAGCTGCAGTTACACCACCACAGGGACAAGCTCCTGCAGCAGATGCAGCAGGACAAGCAGCTCAACAAAACTTGAAAAAAATACCGGGAACTTTTGGTCTGTACAGTGCAACTGGTACTGCACCAGCAACACATAGATCTTATAAAGGTCAATTGCGTGAAATTCCACCAAAAGGTAAGGCTGGCGCTCCTCGCCCTCTTCCAGAAAATAAAACTTTGTTAAGAAACCTTATTTCTGAAAACGCTTATAATCGCGTTAATTTGATGAAGATTGGAGCATTGATGGAAAAGGCCCTTCCTGAATTGACCAAGGATCAATCTAAAAAACTAACGGAACTATTCACAGAATTGAGTATGATGGCAACCAACATGAACGGTCTTGCATACACAGTCAAAGAATACAAGTTGAATGAATGGCAATTATTGATTGCGTCATTCCATAAGAAATTGGATGAATTCCGTTCTGAAGTCATGAAAATTAACGAAAAGTCAGACAAGGTAAATTGCGCACCACTAATTAAAGCACTTGACGAAGCACTAACTTATTAAGTGAGGTTATATGGCAGATAATAGTATTTTTGGGCGGTTAAAGAAACTTTTTTCTACTAACACCGTTGTTCGAAATGTTGGTGGAAAAAGACTCCGCATTGCAGATACCGATCAAATCCAATCGTTTGTCAACAGACGAGGTGTTGATCGGTATCACCGTGTCTACCAATCTGCGACAGGTGGATATGGTTCACATCATGGACGATATGAAGCGGCTGCAGCATTCCAAGGTGCGCGACTTCAATTGTTCCGTGATTATGACATGATGGACAACGATCCGATCATCGCATCAGTGTTGGACATTTACGCCGACGAAAGTACTGTGAAGGATGAATTCAATCGCATTCTCAGTATCAAAACAAACAATACACAAATTCAAGAAATTCTCCACAATTTGTTTTATGATATTTTGAATGTTGAATTCAATCTCTGGCCGTGGATCAGAAACATGGCAAAATACGGAGACTTCTTTTTGTATCTTGATATTGATCCTGAATATGGCGTGGTCAATGTCATCCCTCTTTCTGTATATGAAACCATTCGTGTAGAAGGTGAAGAACCGGGTAATCCGTTCTCTGTTCGATTTAGTATTCAAAATGACTTCCTCAATCTTGGAAAGAAAGAATTTGATAATTACGAAATTGCACATTTCCGCATGTTAGCAGATACGAACTTCCTTCCGTATGGTAAAGCCATGATTGAAGGTGGTCGTCGTGTGTGGAAGCAACTCCAATTGATGGAAGACGCCATGTTGGTCCATCGTATCATGCGAGCACCAGACAAACGGAAGTTCAAGATTGATATCGGTAATATTCCGCCAAATGAAGTGGATACGTACATGCAACGGATCATTGATCGTATGAAGAAAACACCGTTGGTTGATCCATCGACGGGTGATTATAATCTTCGATATAATATGATGAATATTACTGAGGATTTTTATCTTCCTGTTCGCGGCAAAGACGCCGGAACCGACATCGAAACGATGCAAGGGCTTCAATTCAATGCCATCGAAGACGTTGAATATCTTAGAAAAAAGTTAATGGCAGCATTTAAAGTACCAAAGTCGTTTATTGGATATGAAGAAGATCTCAATGGTAAGGCAACTCTGGCGGCACAAGACGTTCGATTTGCCAGAACCATTGAACGTATTCAACGGATCATGATTTCGGAATTAACCAAGATTGCGATTATCCACTTATACGTTCAAGGATTTACCGATGAAAATTTGATCAATTTTGAATTGTCATTAGCCAATCCATCAACGTTATATGAACAAGAACGATTGAATATTTGGAAGGAAAAGTTTAGTTTGGCTCAACAAATGGCAAGTGCACAACCCGTTCTTCTTTCTCAAGATTGGATTTATAATCATATTATGGAAATGTCTGATGAGGAAATTGAAGAACAACGGAAAAAGATTGATGAAGATACGCAACGAATACAGCAACAACAGATGGCACAGCAAGGTGGTACGATGGGTGGCGCACCCGGTGCAGCACCAATGGCTGGAACGCCTCCTGAAGGAATACCGCCTGAAGGAGAACAACTACCACCCGAAGGTGAGGAACCTGCTCCTGAGGGAGAACCACCATCCGACGAAGAACAACAAATTGACGATGTAGATCAAATTCTCGCTAGTCTGGAAGATATTCCCGAAGATGAGGACGAAGAATTAGAAGAAGCATTGTTCAAAAACAAAGGTGGCCGACCCCGCGAAGGCGTCAAATTTGGATCAGATAAGCATCCGTTGGGCCGAGATCCATTGGGTCATAAAGAAAACCGCAAAGCATTAAAACGCAGTTTATCGGGGGAAACCAGAGACTTTCTCAAGAAACTTTCAACAAAACGTGATAGTCAATATAAACAAATTATCAGTGAAATTGTTCTAACTGACGATAAAATCGACGGTTAGTTAACTTAGTTGATATTTACTTATATGATGGTTGTTTACTCGTTCAATACGGATAACATATGAACATCAAACATAACAAACTACGGAATACAGGCATACTATTCGAATTGCTTGTTCGACGCATTGCTTCAGACGTACTCGACGGCAAATCAGATAGTTTTGCCATCGGCATCGTTCGTGAGCATTTCCACCCCAAATCAGAACTTGGAAAAGAACTTCAACTCTATCGTTCGTTCTTTGCCGCTCCAAAATTGACGGAAGGAAAGGCATTTAACATGCTTGACCTCATCATGGAACGTCGAAAGACCTTGAACGAAAAGTTGTTGAATGCACAAAAGTTCCTGTTAATCAAGGAAATTCGTCAACAATGCGATATCAAACAATTCCTTTCGGGTCGTATCCCCTCCTATAAAGTGTATGCTTCGGTATACAAGTTGTTTGAAACCGCAACCAAAGACGTTACCGATCCCGTCATGTTTATGAACATTGAAGACGTAATGAAGGCACGGTTCATGGTGGTGGAACACTTGAAGGGAAATATCAAAGAAGAACAAATCATCAAAGAAAGTAGTTATACCGAGGCCCTTCGTGATCAGGATGAAGAAATTCGATATTTATCGTATAAGATTCTTCTTGAACGGTTCAATGAAAAATACAGCAATTTCAACGACAAACAAAAACAATTGTTGCGGGAATATATCAACAACGGAACCGATGTTGAAAAATTTAACAAATTCGTGTCCACAGAAGCCAAAACCTTGGTCGCTGACATTTCCAAGAATATCAAAAAGATCAAGAATGAAGTGACTCGTATCAAGATTAATGAAGTCATTTCTCAATTAAAGCACATTCAAACCCGTACATCATTGAAAGAAAATCATGTGACGGCGTTATTGATTGCATATCAGATTTCCCACGAACTTTCCAGCTTGAGCTAATATATGGACGACATTGAACAACGCCTCCGTGAAGCCATTCGGAAACGAGTGAACAAATTATTAGATGAAATAAGCACCACAGGAAGTGTCGCCGGGTATCTTACACCAAGGGCATTCGTAGGTGACAAACGTAGCATGAAAAAGCACATTCAGAAGATCGCACAATCGGTTGGGTATAGTTTAACCAAGCGCGGTGAAGAAGATACAAAGCCGGGTGACAAACTTCAAGAATCATATACTAAGTTGAGAAAGAATTTTAAGACATTGACTGAAAGTTATTATCACGAATATAAAAAAGATGATTCCGCACTTCCTCATCAAAAGATTGGAAAGGCAATATCTGAAATTAATAAACAAATGAAGTTGGTAGAACGGATGTTACACTACAATAATCGTTTAAAAAATGAGTATGGTATTAGTAACGAAAAGTTGTGGAAACGTACACAAAATCAAATGACCAAACTAGAGGGTCGTCTAATCGAAATGGCAAGACGCCTTCGTGAGATGAGAAGCTAATATGTCCAAACTCTTGTGTGAATATACCGAACTTCATTACAATAAAGATCTTTTAGTTGAATCACTTGATGGATCAAAGCCATTGATTCTTCGAAATGTAATCTTACAACGTGCTAATGCCAAGAATCAAAATGGTCGGGTATACCCAAAAGAAATCTTGATGCGTGAAGCAAATATCTACAAGCAAAACTTTGTTGCACAACGCCGGGCACTGGGTGAACTGGACCATCCAGAATCTCCCGTGGTCAACTTAAAAAATGTATGCTGCAATGTCACGGAACTATGGACGGAAGGTGATGATGTCAAGGGTACCATTGAAATCTTGACGACTCCAACCGGTAATATCGTCAAAGAATTGATTCGCAACAATATCAAATTGGGTGTGTCGTCACGAGGAATGGGATCGGTTCGACAAATTGGTGAAGGAACAGTGGAAGTGGATGAGGATTTCTCTCTGATCTGCTTTGACATTGTGTCTAATCCTTCAACGATTGGTGCGTTCATTACGGAAAATACGACACCAACGATTGTCACTCCATATGACAATATTGATAAACTAATCTATGACTTTTTAAGTGAGGTTAAATAATATGTGGACTACTTTAGTAAACAAAATTAAGAGTGGTATTGAATGGACGGGATTGTATTATTTTGATGGTGGGTACACCTATAACACCATTGAATTAGATAATGCACCCATTCCAGCACGAAAAGTGGACACCCTTGGCGTTACATCTGTCAAGGCCACGGACGCGGATCTTCCAAAGACCAAGAAACCACGCAAGCCACGCGCCAAGAAAGCAGCAACCAAGAAAACTAAGAAGAGTTAATACGACCTATGCCCGCTACATCACGTGCACAACAGAAGTTTTTTGCACTCGTACACGGATATCAAACGGGTAAGATTCCTGCGGACAAGGTAAGTCGGCGGATCAAGCAAGTCGCAAAGACGATTTCCCCCGAAGACGCAAAAAAATACGCATCAACCAAACATGCAGGACTGAAACAGGAGATCCATGATATTCTCCGTTCACCAGCATTCGTTGAGGAAACACTCAGAGAAATTGTGGACACTCACACCCCTGCACATATCAAGGGTCATTTGGTTGATGTGTATACTGCGTCGATGCTCGTCACGGTCTTGGACAAACTCAATGAACACAACAGAACTGCTTTATTAGGACACCCCCTCAACGAAATGGTGGCGGTGGCGTATAAAGTATTGACCAAGTAACATGGGCAAGACACTCTTCATCAGTGACTTTGATGATACTCTTGCTGAAACGGATGCCAAGATTTATTTGACCCGTGACGGCAAACGATTTGAGATGACTCCCGCAGAATATGCAGTGTATCAAGAAGAACCGGGAGATCAATTCGATTTCTCTGATTTTGACAAACTGATCAACCCCCGTCCCATCAAACGATTCGTCAGGATGTTACAAAACGCATCAGATAATCCCAAGGTGGACAAGGTAGTTATTTTGACTGCACGTGGTCATACCCGTCCCGTGGCACAATTTCTCAAGAAGTTTGGCATTACGGGACGGATTACGATTGCGGCATTGGGGAGTAGTGATCCAGATCGTAAAGCACGTTACGTCGAAAAACACATTGAACAAGGATTTGATCGGATTGCGTTTGTTGATGATTCTCCAAAAAATGTGGAGGCAGTTGACAAGTTAAAGACCAAATATCCAGAAGTCAAATTACTGGTACATCAAGCAAAAGAAACAGCAGAAGAACCAGAAAGTCCCGAAACACCAGCCGAAGATAAAAATAAAATTGCTAAAACTTCATTGGAAAAGCAAATTGATACTATGGTGATACGTAATCCAGAAACCAAACGGGACATCAGAATGAAAACGGCGTTATCGTATGACAAACAACATCCCGCCTATCGTGCAGCAATGCAAACACTTCAAGGGTTACGCAAGAACACTTAAACGGTATTTTGTATGTCAAGAAACAGTAATCTAGCGGTGAGTGATGCGCAAAAAGAAGATGAATTGATTGACCGCATTAGTAAAAAAGACATGACGTTTCGTGAATTGTTTTTCCGGTTATTCATGACCAGAGATGACAATCTAGATTTATTACAATTCATGTTCCTTATCATGATCATCTTCTTTATCGTGTCGTTTTCATTGGTCGGAATGGGAAAATGGACGGTAACAACATCCGCATGGACAATGTTCGGGTCAGTCTTTGCAACCCTCGCAATCATGGGCGCACCCACGTGGATTGCACAATTACTGGCAGCTAGTAACAAAAAGAAACATCACTCCTATGACATGGGAGTAGACGATATCAACACTTCAGACGAAACAGGTTAAATTATGTATGTTAAGGTTAATGACGGGAAAGACGATTTAAACAAAGCATTACGACAATTCACCAGAATGGTCAAAAAGTCGGAAATCATGCAAGAATTGAAACGGCGTGAATTTTTTCTCAAGCCGTCCAAGAAACGTCAATTCAAACGTGAAGAAGCAATTCGACGCCGGAAACGGGAAGAAAGACGGGTCGCCCGTCAAAATCGCTACTCAGAGTGATTTTTTAGGAAACAACTATATATTTATAATAGTGAAACACTAATTTCCTAGTATTAGTGTATAAAAAAATTCATTTATATAGCAGATTCAAATGTCTGCTTCTAATCCTACAGGAGTAACATTTATGGCAGAAATTACTAACAAGCTTTTAAAACAAGCTATTGCCGATGCAGAAGCAGTTCGTGAAACTGCTGTTGCAAACGCTAAGCTCGTTCTAGAAGAAGCAATCACTCCACAAATCAAGGACATGATTGCTCGTCGTCTTCGCGTCGAAGCCGAAATGACAACCGAAGCAGAAGGTCACGAAGCAGCTAAGGAAGTACCACATGAAGAAGGTGAAGCAGAAGGTTCTAGTGAAATGCCAGCTGATAGTTCCGCTGTCGGCGCTGGTGACAACAAGGAACCATCTGATGCTTCATGGGATTCTTCAGAAGTCGGTGACGGTGGGGAAAACAAAGAAGACTCATCAACCGATTGGTACGATGATTGGTCAGAAAGTGACTTCGACCTCAATGAAATCATTGCAGAATTAGAAGCAGACATTGCCGCTCTTTCTGAAGGTGAAGAAGAAGAAAAGGAAGAAACAGAAGAAAAGGAAGAAGAAGGTGAAGAAGAAGTAAAGACCGAAGTTTCTCACGAAACCGAAGATTCAGACGTTCAAAAGTACGCCAAGGCACCTGTAGCTGAAGAAGAAAAGGAAGAAGAAGGTGACGCAGCAACCGGTGGCATGGAAAAGACTGTTGATATGGAAAAGAAGATGGAAGATGGTATGAAGGACGAGGAAGGTGAAGAAGAAGTTGATCTTGAAGAAATTCTTGCAGAACTTGAAGCCGAAGAAGGGGAAGCAAAAGACGACTCCGACAAAGACGAAATGGCTGCTAAACTTGCAGGACTCAAGGATGAATTGGCTCAATATCGGGAAGCAGTAAATATTCTCCGAGGCCGTTTACAAGAAGTGAACCTTCTCAATGCTAAGTTACTTTTCACCAACAAGCTCTTCAAGAAGGAAGGGTTGAACAACGAACAAAAGGTTCGTATTGTTGAATCATTTGATCGGGCAACCACAGTTCGTGAAGTCAAGCTTGTGTATACAGCATTGGTGGAAAACCTTTCTGTAGCAGCTAAGACATTCGCAGCATCACGCAAGAAGGTTGTGGCTGAAGGACTTGCTTCAAAGGCAACTCCAACAACCGCACCAAAGTCCGAAGTCATCGTGGAAAACACCGTGGCTAAGAGACTCCAACAACTCGCAGGCATAATCTAACTTTTAGGAGATTTCAAATATGTCAGATGTATCAAATTTAATTAATGAAGCCGGCTCAGCTCACCAAGTCGTCATCGAAAAGACTCGGAAGTTGGCAGCTAAGTGGGAAGATTCAGGTCTTCTCGAAGGCTTAAAGGGCTACGAAAAGCAAGGGATGGCCGTCATGCTTGAAAACCAAGCATCACAACTCTTGTCAGAAAACAGCAAGACCAACGCAGCTGGTACCTCTGGTGAAAACTGGGCAGGTGTCGCACTTCCATTAGTCCGCAAGGTCTTCGGAAGTATCGCAGCCAAGAATTTCGTCTCAGTTCAACCAATGAACCTTCCAGCAGGTTTGGTGTTCTACATGGACTTCAAATACGGCACTACCGTAAATGGTAAGACCGCAGGCGGTTCACTCTATGGTAATGGAATTACCAGTACAGTCGGTGGTTTCGGCAATACCGATACCGGCGGTTTGTACGGCGCAGGAGCATTCGGTTATTCAATCAATGATGCAACTGCAACTGGTCTTACAGTCGCATCTGCGTCAGTTTCATTCTCTGATGTTAACTATGACGCAAATTATGTTGATACCGCCTCATTGTTAAAGTATTCTGTAGCTACCTCATCACTTACCAACCCTGATCTTCTTGCGGCTCGGGCATATGTTCCTTCTGGATCTGGTCCTGACTTTGCAGGATTAGTGCTTCCGCAATTCACCAAGGTCGTAGGTGCTAACGTTGTCTTCGTCGTAAACAGTACAACTGCTGGTACGCTCACATCAGTTGCATACACCAAGCAACCAACTGACACCACCCGTGGTGACTTCGAAGATCGTGATGGTTCAACCGATCTTGCAATTCCACAAATTGATCTTGAACTTCGTTCAGAAACCATCGTCGCCAAGACTCGTAAGTTGAAGGCCGTTTGGTCACCTGAACTTGCTCAAGACTTGAACGCATACCACTCAGTCGATGCAGAAGCAGAATTGACCAGTATGCTTTCAGACTATGTAGCAACTGAAATCGACCTCGAAATTCTTGACATGTTGATTGCAGCAGCTCCATCAGAAACCACTGAATATTGGTCAGCTGAAATCGGCACTGTGTGGAATGGTTCGGCATTCGCCGCTTCATCTTACACTGGTACCGCTTGGACCAACATGACTTGGTTCCAAACCCTCGGTCAGAAGATGCAAAAAGTCAGTAACCGCATCCACCAATTGACCATGCGGGGTGGTGCTAACTTCGCAGTTGTTTCACCAACCGTAGCAACCATCCTTGAAACCATCCCCGGCTTCCAAGCTGGTACCGATGGCGACAAGATGGAATTCGCAGCCGGTGTTACCAAGATTGGTTCATTCCAAAACCGTTTCACTGTCTACAAGAACCCATACATGAAGGAAAACATCGTCCTCATGGGCTTCCGTGGTTCACAATTCCTCGAAACCGGCGCAGTGTACGCTCCGTACATTCCGTTGATCATGACGCCTCTCGTCTATGATCCAAACAACTTCACTCCACGCCGGGGTGTGATGACTCGTTACGCCAAGAAGATTGTCCGTCCTGAATTCTTCGGCAAGATCTACATCGACAAGCTTTCACTCATCTAAGCTTGTAGCGTAACGATATAGTTGTAAGTGGGGGGAGCAATCCCCCCACTGTTTTATATTTAAAGGGGACATCTGTTATGGCAACCGTATCTGGAATATATAAAATTACCAATACCATGAATGGGCATTTCTATATCGGCAGTTCCACAAATGTTCATCGTAGAAAACAACGCCATTTTAAATATTTAAAGATAGGTTGTCATGAAAATCGACACTTACAGAATGCCTATAACAAGTATGGTGAAGGAGCGTTTACATTTGAAATCGTTACAACGGTAGCAAAGGATCATCTGCTTCAGGAAGAACAATCACTGTTAGATCAGCATTTCGGTCAACCATATTTCTATAATATTTGTAATATCGCTGGGAGCCCATCAGCCCCCAATCGCAAAAAGTCAATAACACATCGTAAAAGATTATCAGATTCTATCAAACAGTATTTCTCCGAACATCCAGAACACAGAGAATTTCTTGCTGAACTTCGCCGTGGAAAACCGTTGTCGGAAACCATTAAACAAAAAATGCGTACCTCAAAGAAACGAGGAACGCAACATCACAACTCAAAATTAACCGATGATATCGTGTACCAAATAAAATTACGTTATAAACCACGGGAATGTAGCTTCGGTCAGTTGGCAAAGGAGTTTGGGGTAGACAAAAAAACTATCATCCGTATTATACATAATAAAACATGGACACACGTAACTATCAATAAACACTAGTTCTATAAAACGTTTTGATATTTATATATGTCTTTAGTTTGAGAGATCATATGCAGAACCGTGAACCAATCATTTTTGAAGAAAATGCAGTCAATCCGTATGGACTGACTCCGTTCGGATTCTATGATGCCGATACAGAATTTCAGACCGATGCGCCTGATGTGGCTGTATTTGTTGCCCGTCGATTGGGATATCCCGTTGTAGATGTTGAACTTGTTCATAAACAAATTTATGCATGTTTTGAAGAAGCAGTCACAACGTATAGCAACCAAGTAAACCAGTTTAATGCACGGGAACACATGCTTTCTTTGCAGGGGATGAGTACAAATATTAACGTGACCCAACGCAATATCATTGCTACTCCCCTCCCGCAATTAGTCAAATTGTCTGCACAATACGGAACTGAAGCTGGAAGTGGTGGCAACGTTACCGTGAAACAAGGGTATATCAGTGCATCAGCATATACACAATCATATGACTTGAAGACATTGTGGGCAGACCCACACGAAGGTGGAAAGGCAATTGAGATTCGTAAAATTTACCATCAAATGCCACCGGCCATCGCACGGTACTATGATCCATTTGCTACCACGGGTCTTGGCTTGACAAACTTGATGAGTGAGTTTGGATTTGACGGATACTCACCACCAGTGACTTTCGTGATGATGCCAGCCTATGAAGATCTCCTCCGCATTCAAGCCATTGAAATTAATGACATGATTCGTAAGAGTCAGTATAGTTTTAGTGTCTCAAACAACGTCATTCGATTCCAACCAATCTTTAAGAAAAATGAAATTATTTGGTTTGATTACCTTGTCACAGAAGACAAATCTGGTGGCGCTAGTGGATCAAACATTCTTCAATCTGGTAGCGAAAATAGTGTGGTATCCGATTTCTCGAATATTCCATATGACAACATTCAATACCAGAATATTAATGGCATGGGACGTTCATGGATTTATCGATACACATTGGCACTTGCCAAAGAACTTCTTGGCATTATTCGTTCTAAGTATCAAGAAATTCCAATTCCAGATGCTTCTATTCGGTTGGACGGTGAACAACTCCGGCGGGAAGCAGAGAAAGAAAAGGAAGAACTGATCAAGGAAATTCGGGAAACTCTTGAACAAACTGGTTACAAAGCACAACTTGAAAAACAAATGGAAAACGCAGAAGCAATGAGTAAGATCTTCTCAAAGGTTCCGCTTCCAATTTACATCATGTAATTTATGCCACGATTTGTTACTCAACGTGATTTTGACTTTTTTCAACACATCAACCGAGAAATCGTAGTTGATATCGTTGATGTGGAAGTCATTTTGTATAAAATTATCAATGATGTAGTCAAAGTAAACATTTACGGTGAATCGGCAGAAAAAGTACATTATCGTGGTATTAGTCTAAATGGACTTATCAAATATCCTAAGAAAATCGCGGAAACAGAAGCTGGATTTGGGTATGACGTTGGACAAACTGATGTGGAATTTCGATTTGTCCGCAAAGTACTTCGTGATGTAAATGTATATCCAGAAGTGGGGGATGTCATCAAATATAATGAAAATTATTATTCAATTCATAATGTGAATGAATCACAACTTATTGCTGGCCGCCCAGAATACAATCAAACTGTCTTATGTGAATGTCACTTGACTCGTCGTAGTAATCTTAATCTTGAGGACACTCATATATGAGTACGCCTATTTTCAATAGAAACAATATTATATTACCAACACGGTATAATCGCGGGTTGGACAATAAATTTGTTGAGGGTGTACAACAACCGGTGGGAATTGGATTGTATACCGTCGATAATGCCATACTCAAATATCTCCAAACTAAAATCAAGCCGGTAGTCAGCCAACAGGGAAAACAAATTCAAGTTCCCGTCATCTATGGTAATCCTGAACGGTGGAAAAGCGCACAACAGGATGGTAGTATTCGTGACAAAAATGGTATGATCATGTTACCGATCATGATGATTCGTCGCACCAATATGAAGAAGAATAGCACAAATTCACCTGTCAACAAGTATCAAAACTATTTGTTTAAAACGGGATGGAACGCCCGGAATGTATACGATAGGTTTACTGCATTAAACGGCATCAAGCCAAGCGAAGTATATCACTCCACGATCATACCAGATTTTTACGATATTACATACGAGGGACTAATCTGGACAGAATTTATGGAGCAAATGAATCGATTGGTAGAAAATATTTCTTTTGAAAGCGATGAATATTGGGGAGAAGATAACAATTATAAGTTTATAACTCGAATCGATCAATTCGAACAAACAACCGATCTACCAGCGAAAAGTGCCAGATTGGTTCGAAACAAATTTTCCATGAGCGTTCGGGCATATATTTTACCACAAAGTGTATTGGACAAGAACGGCAACAGAACGACCACTACACGGCTTGAATACACACCCAAAAAGGTGGTGTTTAATACGGAAATCGTTGGCAATTTGCGTTAAGATCGTTTCAAAAAATCTCCTGATATTTATTATAAGATAATAGGTGTTTCAGCAAAATCTTCTATATTTATGATATGTATAGGGATTTACAAAAGGATAGGTTATGACAAAAATCACCGAACAAGAGCTGACAAACGTTCAGCAATTAAGAAGCGATTTGTATGCGATTATCGTCGCTACAGGAGAACTTCATCTGAATAAAGTAGTTTTAACACAACAACTTGCTGAACTGAACGCTCAAATTACATTACAAGAAAAAACCTTTGCAGAATTTCAACAAAAAGAACAGGTTATATACCAACAGTTACAGGAAAAATACGGAACCGGTAATATTAATGTCGATACCGGAGAAGTAAGCGAATAATATAACCCATTTGGAGAACTCGTATGGCAGAAAGAATTGTGTCACCGGGAGTTTTCACTAGAGAACGTGATTTGAGTTTCTTGACTCAAGGCATTAGTGAAATCGGCGGTGCGTTTATTGGACCAACACCAAAGGGTCCAGCATTTATCCCAAGCATTGTTCGTAGTCAACAAGAATACGTGACCCGTTTTGGTGAAGCCGATACGACTCACTACACTGGGTTGACCGTTAAGAATTATCTTCGTGAAGCCGGTGTTGCAACGGTTGTCCGTGTTCTTGGATTGAGCGGATACGATAACGCAACCACGGTTCCAGCACTAATCTACGCTTCTGGTTCTGAGGGTAACAAATTGTTTGCGGTACTACATCCAAGTAGCACCGGAGACAGTATTGATTCTATCTTGATTGCAGGAACAACCAGTAGCTTCAGTCTCGTTGTGTCGTCATCAGGCGGAACAGACATTAGTGCAAGTGGATTGAGCACAAGTGAAGCCGCAGCTGGATACATCGAAAACTACTTCGGATCTTCTGCAACTACCACCAAAAATTCATATATCTACGCAATCTTCCCTGAAGCAATCACGGGATCAGCAGCAATCACCTTGTCTGCGGAAACTTCCAGTACTGCATTGTTCTTCTCGGGATCAGTATATGGTAAATATTCAAATGCATATACTCCTTACATTCAATCACAAACTATTGGTGGAATAAATGTTGATCTCTTCAAAGTTTATACACTAAGTGACGGTAATGCTGCAAACAAGGAAATCAAGGTATCATTCTTGAACATGGCACCAAGTACCGATCCAGACTATGATTATGGTACTTTCTCCATGACCGTTCGTCGGTACAATGACACCGATACTCGTCAAGAAATTCTTGAACAATATGACAACTTGACTCTTGATCCAGATAGTCCTCAATATATTGCACGAGTTATCGGTAACAGCGTACCAACAGAAGATACTGTAACTGGTGAAATGTACTATCAAGGTGATTTCCCAAATCGCTCATCATATGTGTATGTCGTTATGGCAGAGGGTCCAATTGCTGCAGCAGCACTTCCAATGGGCTTCCAACCATATCTTGCACCAGTTGGTATCAGTTCAACAAATGTAGTTGCCGCAAACTACGTAACTTCACGTTGGTTAGATGGTGCTACCGAAGGATATACCACTGCTTCTATCGATAAGAAATACTATTATGGTTGGGACTTCTCGGAACCACAAGGAACCAACGCGTCATATCTTAACGCAATTCCAAAAGATGCGGTTGCTATAGGATCAGCATTCAATCTTGAAGATATTGTTGACGTACCAAACGGTACTACAGCAAAAGCAATCTCACTTTCTGACGCAGATTCCTTCAATTATCGTAAGTTCTCTGTTGGATTCCAAGGTGGATTTGACGGATTGAATCCCGCACGTGACATCAATATGGGTGCTGATATCACAGCAACCAATAGTCAAGGATTTAATCTTTCAAATTCAACAACACCGGGATCAAAGTCATACAAGAAAGCAATACAAGCATTGAGTAACGCTGATCAATTTGACTTCAATCTTTTGGTTCTTCCCGGCGTCATTTATGAATACCACTCATATGTAACAAATGAAGCATTAACACTCTGTGAAGATCGTGGTGATTGCTTCTACATCATGGATGCTACTGGATTGAACGCTACTGTCGCCACCGCAACTGGTAAGGCTGGTGAATTTGATAGTAACTACGCTGCAACGTACTATCCGTGGTTGAGAGTCATTGACCAAAACACGAACAAGTTGCTCTGGGTTCCACCTTCGGTCATTCTCCCTGAAATCTACGCTTACAACGATAACGTAGCAGCAGAATGGTTCGCACCAGCTGGTCTAAACCGCGGTGGCATCTCAGCCGCAGTTGGAGTCAAGGTTCGTCTCCCACAAACCAGCCGGGATACCTTGTATGAAGGTAAGGTCAATCCAATCGCACAATTCCCCGGTCAAGGCATTTGCGTCTGGGGTCAGAAGACACTACAACGCCGTCCATCAGCATTGGATCGTGTCAATGTTCGTCGTCTCTTGATCGCAGTGAAGAAGTACATTGCTAGTGTGTCACGTTACCTCGTCTTTGAACAAAATGTGGAAGCAACACGTAATCGCTTCCTCAACATTGTCAACCCATACTTGGCAAGTGTTCAAGAACGGTCTGGATTGTACGCATTCCGTGTCGTCATGGATGAAACCAATAATACTCCTGATGTCATTGATAGAAACATCCTTTACGGACAACTCTATCTACAACCAACGAAGACTGCTGAATTCATCATTCTTGACTTCAACGTTCTTCCAACGGGTGCAACATTCCCAACCGCGTAACATAAAACGTGGAGGGGGGCAACTCCCCCTCCACAAATTTAACTTATCAATATATTTATAGTTAGATATCCTTTTGGAGATTATACATGGCAAACCTAGTAACTGAACAAGAGCTATTCTTCACAGCATTTGAACCAAAGATGAAGAATCGGTTCATCCTCTATATGGATGGCATTCCTTCATATATTGTCAAGAAAGTCAATCGTCCAAAGTTAACCCAAGACGCAAAGGCACTTGACCACATTAACCTTCAACGATATGTGAAGGGTAAGACAAAGTGGGGTACAATGGGATTGACTCTTTACGATCCAATCGTTCCATCAGGCGCACAAGCAGTCATGGAATGGGTCCGGTTACATCACGAATCAGTCACAGGTCGTGACGGCTACCTCGAATTCTATAAGAAAGATTTAACCCTTAATATTCTTGGCCCAGTGGGTGACAAGGTTGAAGAATGGATTGTTAAGGGCGCACAAATCACGGAAGTTGATTTTGCGGAAATGGATTGGGGTTCAGATGATCAAGTTGAATTCACCATTACAATCCAGCCGGATTATTGTGTTTTGAATTTTTGATTCTGTAATAAAACAGTATATAATCAAGTCCTCCGTGATACCCATACATCGGTGTCACGGAGGATTTTGTCAAATGATATCCTCAATAAAATCATCACATTAGAGGATGTTTTGATATTTAT